GAACATTGCAAATAATGTGATGGATTGGACACCGGGGCTGAGTACTGAGGTAGCGCGATCTGACGCAGAAGCAGACTATAACCAAGGCAGTTATGGTAAAGCGGCATTAGGCATGGTGTTGGCAGGGTTAGACGTGGTACCCGGTGCGGGAAAGGTGACAAAAGTGGCTGCTAAAGAGCTATCAAATTTAACAGGGGCAGCGGCTGAAGCGATGTCGCCTATTGTCTTGCGCGGGAGTAAAAAAGAATCTCCTGCCGCAACAGCATTAACACAGATTGAAGAACAGTTTAAACGCAACCCATTTGACGATAGGGAAGTTGTAGGGGATGGCGCGGCAGCAACCCTTTACACAACAGGGGACGACAGTTTGCATCTTTCTGATATTAGAACATTAGATCCGGGGAAGGGTAATTCCTCTAGGTTATTGTCTCAAATCTTAGCTATCACGGACAAAAACAAAGTTGATGTGGATTTAATTGCAGAGGCATATAACAAGGGGTTATCTACGGAGCAGTTGCGGGACTGGTATGCCAGAAATGGTTTTGAAGCTTTAGAGCAAGATCCAGATACGATGCTTCGCATGTATGATAGAGCAGCGGGCAAAGGACCTTTAGACAAGACCTTAGAAGCTAGGATGGCGCGGGCAGCAGAGCAAGGTTATACCGGACCCCTTTATCACGGGACAGCCGATATAGAGAACGAAGGGTTTGACGAATTTAACAAGAAGTTCTACGGTTCCGTAACAAATTCCCCCAGTGCAAAAATGGGTACATGGCTAACAGATGATCCTGAAACAGCCAACATATACGCTTCTTTTGCGCCTTTTAGTACGCTTCAGGGCTTACAAGACAAATATCAAAGCACTGCTGAAAAACTTTGGCGCAAAAGCGGTATGCTTGAAGGAGAGGCACGTACCGCTGCTAGAGAAAAAGACAAACTAAAACTTGCCCCACTAGCGGATAAAATTAAACAAGCAACGGAAGCATTAGAGGCAGGTGTCCCAGACCCTGCTGAAGCAAGAAAGTTCTTTCCTCTTCCTACTAGAATCGGCGGAGGCGGTGGAGCAAATATAATGCCCGTAAGAGCGCGTGGCAATTTTATGGAATATGATGCTGCAAATACTAGTATAAGAGAATTGCGGGATAAAAAAGGTCTTACGAAATTAGCAAAAGAAGCGAGAGAAGGTGGATATGATGGGCTTAAAATAACTAACTTTTCAGACCCTTTGTCTGCGCCACATGCTACTCATTATCTAGTGTTTGATACTAAAAATATCAGGTCTGAATACGCTGACTACGACCCCTCCAAGCTAGACTCTTCGAATCTAGGACACGCCGATGGCGGTCTCATTAAAAAATATGCCACAGGCAGTGAGGTGTCTTCCTCTACCGCAGATTTACTAGCACAGATGAAGGCTGTCGGTGATAAGCCTAACACCCCTACGCCTAACGCTCCCCCTCCTGCAAAAGAACAGACCGACAGTCGAAGCATGTTGGACAACTTAATAAGGGGATACGAGCAGAACATATCAAAACCAATGGTAGGTTCTCTTATCGACATGACCCTTGGGCTGGGGGACTTGGGTCAGATGGGGACAAAGTATTTAGCTAACCGTGCGGGAATTAAAACCGATCCCTTTGTCTCTACTGCGGAACGCGCACATGCGGCAGCAGGAACCACGGGCTACGACCCTTACACCATTGGTGGCATAGCGACAAACCTGTTGCCTTTTGCCCGTGGAAAACAAGCAATAGGCGGCGCAGCAAAAACATTTGCAAGCATGTTCCCTAACCTTGGCCGTGAAGCCTTGTCTTACGCGGGCGGCGAAGCGGGTGCTGCGGCTGCGCGAGAAGTACTTCCTGACTCTACACTCGCTCAAGTTGTGGCGAGCGGTGCTGGATCAATTGCGGCTGGTAGGGGCGGCTCTCCGACCATGAGCAATATGGCCGTGAAGAACGAAGGCAACTTGAACTTAACACCGATAGCGCGAGCTGAAGTCTTAAAAGGACCAGAGGTACAGACCGTTGAAAATTTCTTAAACCAGCTACGTGGCAAACCCGGTATGACGCAGAACGGGCTTGATGACCTTGCCAAGCAGTATGTGGATATTGAGCCTAACACTCGCATGACCAAAGCCAAGTTTGAGCAGCTCATCCCCCCGTCACAGTACAACAAAGTAGACCTCGCTGGCTCTGCTGATAACGCTAGTACGCATTTATGGGAAATGGCCCAAGACGAGGTTGCGGATAACCCCTCATTTGTTTATCGCAATGTGCTCGACAGACTAGGAGTAGCCGATAGCGATGAAAATATGGGGTTGTTAGACGATTACTATTATAGATCGCTGGAAATAGACGATCTCACCCCAGAATTACAAGAGGCTTTAAGGCTATCAGGTATGGACACGTCATATACAACTGGTCGTGAGGCACTACAGGATTTGATTAATCAAGAGCACGATGTTGTGGTCAACGACGCTTACCAAGTGTTGCAAATGAATCCGCCAAACGATGTACTACAAGAAGGCGGGTATGCGTATCGGGACTACCAACGCCTGTTACAAAACCCAGACAAAAGTGCTGACGGATATTTTGAACTTGGCGTTACTCACCCTGAACAGAATCTTCTCCCATACAAGCATTATCCCGCTCATCAAGGGAAAGAAAATCTCATCGGTCACGTGCGTGGCACATTAATTCCCGCGAGTGCTGGAGTAGACGCTCGTGCAGTCAAAGGTATTAATGGTGAAGAATACGTCGGCAACTTAGCCAAACCGAACAGCATGGTCATTGAAGAGATACAGTCAGATGCCCAGAAAGGCGAGGCGCAGAGCGGCGTGTTGCGTCAAGTGCACGGCACACTGTTCAAAGCCGCCATTCAACATGCGCTTGAGAAGGGTGTTGATACGGTATACTTACCCACGGCTGAAGCTATCGGTGATGTACGCGGTAAACCGGCATCCGCCTACGCTTCGATTTATGATCAACAGATTGTTAAGGAAGGTTTAAATCCCCTGCTTAAGATACCCGGCGTTGAGTCAAAAATGCTTGGCGACTACCACGAGATCACTTTCACCCCAGAAGCCATAGACGTTATCCTAAAAGGCGAAGGCCAAGCTGCCCCCGGTTACGCCAAAGGCGGTCTCATTAAAAAAGCCAAAGGCGGAAACGTAGAACGTGTGTACAATGACCGCAAATACATATAAGGGATGTAGCAATGCCTATAGATAAGGTTGTTAACCTAGCCCCTGCCTCCGACATGATGGACATGTTAGAGGATTCGTCTGACATCGAGATCATTCTTGAGGATGATGGGAGTGCCATCATCGAGTTAGGCGAGGAAGAGGACGACGAGGTTGGCTTCTACGGCAACCTTGCCGAGGTGATTGACACAAACGACCTTGGGTCGATATCCATTGACCTGATGGCGTTGTTCGAGGCGGACAAGTCTAGCCGTTCGGACTGGGAGCAGATGTACTCGAAAGGTCTTGAGCTGTTGGGCTTGAAGATCGAAGAGCGCACCAAGCCGTTCCGTGGCGCAGCGGGTGCCGTGCATCCGATGTTGACCGAAGCGATTGTGCAGTTCCAAGCACAGGCGTTTAAGGAGCTGATGCCAGCCGGGGGGCCTGTTCGTACCCAGACCGTGGGCAAAGAAACGCTAGACAAGGTGCAGCAAGCGTCTCGCGTACAAGACTTCATGAATTATCAGATCACCACGGTGATGAAAGAGTACACACCGGAGTTCGATCAGCTTCTTTTCTATACCGGCTACGGCGGATCGACCTTCAAGAAGGTCTATTACGACGAACAAATCGGGCGCATGGTCAGCAGGCTGGTGCTGCCTGACGATATGTACATCCCCTACAACGGATCGAGCGTTATTTCAGAGTGTCCGCGCCTTACCCACCGCATTTCCATGGACTCAAACGAGTACCGCAAGCGCGTGTATGCGGGTGAATACCTTGACGTTACGATTACCCCTGAGTCTACCCCTGCGGACGCGAGTCAGATTCGGTATTCCATTGATAAAGCGACCGGCGTGGTGCAGACGGGCGAGCCTGAAGAGATATTTTTGCTGGAATTTCAGGTCGCGTTAGACATTCCCGGCTTTGAAGACATGGGCGAAGACGATGAGCCGACAGGCATTCGGCTTCCGTATGTCGTCACGCTGGACGAAATGAGTTCGCGGGTCGTAGGAGTGCGCAGAAACTGGATAGAAGGCGACGAATTGAAGTGCAGGCGCGAATATTTCGTGCATTACGTGTTAGTCGAAGGGCTTGGCGCGTATGGTTTAGGCTTTGTCCACCTGATTGGCGGACTTTCCAAGACCGCTACCAGCGCATTACGTCAACTTTTAGACGCAGGCACCCTGTCTAACCTGCCCGCAGGCTTTAAAGCGAAGGGCGCGAGGATCGCGGACGACGACAGTCCGATCCAGCCGGGCGAATGGCGTGACATTGACGCAGGCGGGGCTGAACTTTCTGCATCTTTACTGCCATTACCGTACAAAGAACCCTCACAGACGCTGTTTCAGCTACTGGGCTTTACGGTTGAAGCCGGAAAACGCCTTGCCAGCACGGCGGACATGCAGGTAGGGGACGGAAATCAGCAGGCAGCGGTCGGCACAACGATTGCGTTGCTAGAACGTGGCTCGATGGTGATGTCCGCGATCCACAAACGCCTGTATTACGCCCAGACACAAGAGTTTGAGATGCTGGCCAAGGGTTTTGGCGAGTATCTGCCTGACGAATACCCCTATGACGTACCGGGTGCCAGCCGCCGGATCAAAAAATCCGACTTTGACAACATGGTCGCGGTATTGCCGGTAGCCGATCCGAATATATTCTCTGCCGCGCAGCGTATTACGTTGGCACAGACCCAGTTGCAGCTCGCGCAGAGTGCGCCGCAGATGCACAACATGTACGAGGCGTACTATCGGGTGTATGCCGCGCTGAATGTGCGGGATATTGACGGTATTTTACGCATTCAAAGCAACCAGATGCCCAAAGATCCGGCCTCGGAGAATGCCGATGTGCTGGGGGGTATGGAACTGAAGGCTTTTGCAGGTCAACAGCACGATGCACACGTTGCGGCGCATCTGATGATGGGCTTATCGCCGTTAATGCAGGCAAATGCGCTGGGTGGCGTTGAATTGTACAAACATATTATGCAGCACATCCGTTTACGGGCAGAAGAAGACACCGAAGCGGAGTTATTTGAGCAATACGGCGCAGATCCTGACCGTATGGTGTCGGATATCCAACGGGAAGGCATGATATCGCTGAAAATAGCGGAAGGGATGCAACAGATGCGCACGATGCAGGATCAGTTGGCAAATCCCGGCGGTGGTGGGCAGGATCCTATTGTTGCGCTCAAGGCACAGGAGCTACAGCAGCGGGCAGCGAACGATCAGGCGAATATCCAGCTAAAACAGCAAGGATTACAGATCGATCAGTCAAAAGTGATGCAAAGTGCCCAAGCAAACAAAGAAAGGATCCAATCTCAGCAGAATATTGCACAAATGCGTACAGGCGTAGCCCTAAAACGCATAAATCAGCCGCGTAACGGGGGTTAAGATGCCGATTAAGAAGGGTTCTAGTAAGAAAACCATCTCAAACAACGTAAAAGAGGTGTTTTCTGCCTATAAAACAAGCGGAAAAATAGGCTCTAGCAAGCCTTCTAGCGCAGCAAAAGCACAGAAACAGGCGGTCGCAATTGCCCTTTCGAGTGCGGGAAAATCGCGTGGAACGAGCGGTTTACCAAAGGGAAGGCAGGGCGCAGTACGTACCGTAAAAAAACGTGACGGAAATACACCAGTAAAGATATACTAGTATCGTTTTAGCCTCCAGACAGTGGCGTAACTGTCTGCTATTCATGGAAATTACCATGCTTGAATTTGCAGAAAAAGTACTGCGAGAGCTTAGGAAATTACAACAGGACTCGGAAGCGATTGTGCTTAATGGCACCATTGCTGACATGGAGCGTTACCGCTTCATGATGGGTCGTCTGGAAGGCATAAAATTGGTAGAAGCCCTTATACAGCTTGAGCTGAGTAAGCGGACTACAGACGATTTTTAACCCCCAGAGGAAGTGTAATGGAAGAACCTAAGTTGACCGCACTCGAACAACAGCGCAGGGATAAGATCGCGAACACCCCTCCCACGCTTGATGATGCTTATGACGAAGACGGAAACGTGGACATTAATAATGTCTCTCAAGCCGTTCTTGACAGAGTCCCCAACCCTACTGGATGGCGCATTGCCATCTTGCCTTTTCGGGGCAGCAAAAGCTCCAAGGGCGGCATCCTGCTGGCTGAAGAAACCCAAAAACGTACACAACTGGCGACTAACTGTGGCTATGTATTGCGTATGGGAAATCTCGCCTATTCGGATGAGTCCAAGTTTCCTAACGGTCCTTGGTGCGCGGTAGGCGATTGGATCATCTTTGGAAGGTACGCGGGTTCCCGTATTCAGATTGATGGGGGCGAAATTCGGCTGTTAAACGATGACGAAGTCTTGGGGCTGATCAATGACCCTAAAGACGTTCTGCACATGTGAGGGAGGAAAGTATGGGTAACGAACAATTAGACTTTAAGATTGGCGAGGATGAAGAACCCGCAGAGGTGGAGATGAATGAGGACGGCACGAATGCCGTCGTCACCACCAAGGAAGAGGCACCCTTAGTAGAAACTGCTGCGAGTACTGCGCCTAAGAAAGACGAGCTGGATCAGTACGGCGACAAGGTACAGAAGCGTATTGATAAGCTGACGGGTCGCCTGCGCGAGACGCAGCGGCGTGAGGAGGCAGCGGTTGAGTATGCCCGCAACGCACTCAACAGAGCCGAGGAACTCGAAGCGCGGTTTAAGCAGTCTGATGCAGAGCGGCTAGTAGAAGCGAAAGGCCGTATTGACACGCAGATGGTCGCGCTCAAGCAGATCATCAAGAAGGCGCGTGAAGAGTACGACATTGACACCGAGACCGAAGCGCAGCAACGCCTGACCTCCATGCTGATGGATCAGCAGCGCGTGGCAGAGGCTACGCACTACCGTCAACAGTCCATGACGCAGCGCGAAGCCCCACCCCAGCAAAATACTTACCAGCAGAAGTTGCCGCAGCAACAGTACACTGCCCCTAAAGCGGCGGTAGATCCGCAGGCTGAAGAGTGGGCAGAGCGTAATGCATGGTTTGGCACCAATACGGTAATGACCGGGGCGGTGCGAGGAATACACCTTGACTTAATCCAAAAGGAAGGGTTTGACCCTCAGTCAGAAGAGTACTATGATGAAATTGATCGTAGGATGCGCAGTATCTTTCCAAAGGAACTCAAGCAGACTACGCCACAAGACAACAGAAACGCCCGTCCCGTGCAGACGGTCGCCCCTGCAACCCGCTCGTCGGGAGTGAACAGTTCTGCACGCCGGACAGTTAAACTAAGTCCAAGCCAAGTTGCAATTGCAAAAAGACTGGGTGTTCCTCTTGAGGAATATGCCAAATACGTAAAGGAGTAATAACATGACTACAGCACCTGTAATACCAAAACTTAATCGTAGCCCCCGCACGGAAGAAACCCGTGAGGTCACTACGCGGCGCAAAGCATGGGCACCCCCTTCACGTTTGGATGCACCCCCTGCACCTGCTGGATATAAACATCGCTGGATAAGAGCTGAAGCTGGTGGAATGGATGATCGCATGAACGTCGCAGCAAAACTCCGCGAGGGGTATGAGCTGGTTCGTGCTGATGAATATCCAGACTTCCAAGGACAGACCCCACAAGACGGCAAAAACGCAGGCATTATCAGCGTAGGCGGTCTTCTACTAGCGAGAATTCCTGAAGAAACGGCAGAGGAGCGTCGGCAGTATTACAAAGACCGCACCCACGACCAAATAAAGGCAGTCGATAATGACCTGTTGAAGACGAATGCACATTCGTCGATGAAGATCAACAAGCCAGAAAGACAGTCGCGTGTAAGCATTGGTGGACAAGATCCCTCCAAATAACTCACTTAAAGGATACATATTATGGCTAACGTAAATAATCCCTATGGCCTACGGGCCTTGGGAAACCTGTCCGCCACTGGCGCACAGAAACAGTACGGCTACACCATTGACGACAACCAATCTGGCGCAATTTTTCAAGGTGACTTGGTCACTGTTGCGGCTGGTTTTCTTGTTAAATTTGCACCCGGTACACACGTCTCAGCAGTTGGCGTGTTCAACGGTTGCTTCTACAACGACCCAACCACGCAGAAACCTACTTGGAAGAACTTCTATCCGGGCAGCATCAACATCACAACAGGTTCTATTCAAGCCTCTGTGATTGATGACCCGAGCCAGTTGTTTACCATTCAAGTAAACGGCACCATGACTCAAGCGGCGATAGGCAATAACGCAGATGTTACGGGTTCTACTACGGGCAGTACTGTTACAGGTGTCTCTAACATGACACTTAACTTCTCTACCCAAGCAACCACGGCAGCTCTCAATCTTAAAATCGTAGGTCTGTATGACCTGCCAAACAACGCGCTGGGTGCAAACGCCCAAGTGGTTGTTAAGATCAATGAGCATCGCTATGGCAGCCCCGGTGTTGCAAGTACCTAATCTAACCCTTAGAGGAGCCTAACCATGGCAATTTCACGCGCACAACTAGTAAAAGAACTCGAACCCGGC